AAGAGGATTGTAAAGAATCAGGAACTCGAACTCATTGGGGGGAGTGACATGTATATAGCCACCTGTCGTAATCATCTATGAATATCTAAAATGAGGACAACTCGTCTACCTGGTCCAGTCTTTACGAGTTCGTGGTACCTCGCGTGATCGAATATAAAATCGTCGCCGTCCATGTGGACATGCGAGCCACTTTCAGTATACAACGTGCAATCACCATCACTTTGTATAGTGAGATGATACCTCAGGAGTTCATTTGATTCAGCTCGGTGGGGAGCTATAGTCATAGGACCATCTACGACTGCGAACGCGGCGCGCTCGGCGAAGTCGCGTGTGCATGAAATCTGTTTGATTAATCCGTAGAGTATTGGAAAATGTTCAACTTTATAATAGTAGTAGTTCATATTCTCCTCAAACCATGGATCTAAGTCATGGTAATACTCGTGTTTCAGTGATGATGAAACTTTTAGAAACTCTTCGCGTATCTTTTTATAGTGAAGTTTCAGTAATAAAAGTCCGGGGTGAAAGTGGTGAGGCTTGAATATATCTCTCAGTGTGTTTTGCATACCAACCACAGGTCTCCATATATTTGTAAAGTATAACAGATCTATCGGTGCTTTCATGTAGTCACAAAAAACTAAAATGGCGGGTGTAATAATCAGAAGGGGCCACATTATTTTCTCGGTAGATAATAAAAATGCCCGGATACGGCAAGCGTGAATACATGGACCCAACCCCAGAACCCACCGAGGACGTCAAGACTGTTGAGCATCGCTTCAAGATGCCAGCTCTCCCAGCGCTCACCATCGTTCAGTTCCTCCTCATCTCGTTCATCGCGTACCACGCGTGGACTACCCGCAAGATGAAGAGCCCCGTTTTGGGCACTGCTATTGTTGCCTACGGTCTCTTCCACCTCTATGACCACCTTTACCGTGTGAAGCGTGGCCCAGAGAACCTTTTCTTCCTCCCCAAGAAGGAGGCGTACTGTGGCGCGTGCCGAAAATAAATCCCTGTAAAATATAAGTATGCGCGTCAAGGTTATTCGTAGCCCGAACCCGAGGAAGAAGTTCAGGGCGATATTAGAAGACGGCAGGACTGTTGACTTTGGTGCACGTGGATATTCCGACTACACCAAACACAAGAATCCTTCACGAATGCGTTCCTATGTTCTTCGCCACGGGGGTCAGATACCCAGACGTGTGATGGAGGAAGAGGATCCCCGAAAAATTCAGAAGCTTATGCTCAACGTAACCACCAGTGACAAGGAGGACTGGAAGTTAGGTGGAGTAGATAGTGCTGGTTTTTGGTCTAGGTGGTACCTATGGAGTTATCCTACATTTGGGGGTGTCCGTAGATTTATGAAAAAAAAGTATAACATAACTATAGTATGAGCAGAGGTACAATTATTGCTGTATTAGTTATACTTTTTACATGTTTCTTGTCAATATTTGGATACCTTTTCATCCAGCGATTGAAAAGGGATGCCGACGAAAGGAAACGGATCGAGGACTGGGAAAATAAAGTCAACGGGGATGAGGTATTCTTTTTTACTGAGTGTAAGTACAGGGGATTTATGATAAGTGAGAAGATTACAAATCCCATGAGTTCCATGTATGACCAGGATGATATGACGGGGCCACTGACGTCGATGATTATCCCAAAGGGTGTGGAAGTTAAGGCGTTTACAGATGATAACAATAACATTTCATTTACTTACACCGGTCCTAGGGTATTGAGGTGTATAACTGCACACGACCCGGTCAAATCTGTGCACATAACTCACGTTTAAGAATATCCATCTTTTCAAAAAAGACTACCATAATATCGAGTGTTTTATAATTTTCTACACCAAGGTACTGTTGGAATAGGTCTTCTACACCTTCGAAGAACCCTGTCAGTTTTAACTCATCTTCTTCCTCTTCTGTAAATGATTCCAATTCACAAGTGTAGTGTGACAATATTGTTTGAACTTCAACAACATTTTCACCCTTCCAATTCTCTAGGATGGTTTTCAGGTCGTTCAATCTAAAACGTTTAATAAATGCATCCGTGATACACCTCTTCGATATTATAAGTAAATCTTTACCAGTTTCTCCACCGATGTATTTCCTGAAAATATCTTCAGTGGTTTTAATTCCAAATGGGGTGAATACTATACTATCATCACACTGTCGTCTCACCCTAGAGAACTCATTCATTAGGGATATTACACCGTGAGTAGTTATATCGTCATTTTCCCAATCTCTGGGGAGTTTTCGGAGTTCGCGGAGTTTAAATTTCTTTACTACATGGGGTTCGGTTTTGGGAATACACCCAAATTTAAATAAAAATAATGCGAACAATGGACCTATCATATTACACTCTAAGGCTAATTCTTTATCTCTAAAAACTCTTTGAAAGTTAATACTTTTCCATCTTCAATCATTTTCGCAAGTATATATTCTTCTTTGTTCATATCCTGGTAGGATAAATAGGCTTCACTGTATACACGTTTGATGTATATATCAACGTCGTCCAGGTACAGTAGGAAATTAATTAGTTCACTATCGGGCATACTATATAATTCCGAATCAAACGTAGAACATGAGAATAGATGTCTCGGGGCTTCATATACAATGAACTTTCTTGCTATAATTTCTTCGACATTTCCAAATGGCTGTAAAGCGATTTCATCAGACAGATAAGATGAAGTCATGAGGCATTGTATACCCGAGCTTATCTTAGATAGAAAATCTCTTTTAATTTTGGTGACCATTTTCAGATAAATTTACTTTCGATACCTAAAACTTAGGTGTTTAAAGAATAAATATCAAATTCAAATATGACTGACTTCAAGGACGACCTTCGTGAAACAAATAAACTCATTCGAGAGGTTATTCTCCCACAACTTGTAAAAATTGAAACCGAGCTTATATCCTTGCGTAAACACGTATGGCCATTTGTACAGGCGAGAAAGGAGAAGTTCTTACTCAACGACCTTGATGCGAAAAGGGACTTTTTCAAGTACCTCGATGATGAAACTATTATGGAATTATTGAAACTCAAAGCAAAGGTTTCATCTTCAGCCCAGGGTCTACACCAGAGGGAATATGACCTGACTAAAAATTTTTGTTAGTATACTATAAATGCGTGCGGGACTTGTAATTTCATTATTGGTTATATTTTTGGTGTCATCTGGGTTGGCGGCTGTGATGATGTCACAACAGAAGGAGAAGGAGATGGTCGGTCCATCGGTTGTCGAGGCGGAAGTGGAACCAGAAATGGAACCAGAAATGGAACCAGAAATGGAACCAGAAATGGAACCAGAGGCGGAAACAACTTCTCCAACGACTGAAAACTACACCTATATAAAAATGTAGGTATACAATAAATGCTTCCCATATTTATGATACCCGGGGTTTCTGATCTCCTTCCATCTATCCCAGGTATGGATTTACTACCAACTACTTCAGAGATGTATAATGTGAAGACACCCCTACGTCTTTCGACAATTGGTTCCTTTGTTTGTTGTATGTTTATGTTTGTCAATGTGATTCAAAAGTTGGGTCCTCTCCCCAAGGGTCCACCACCAATGATGGCGATGCTCCTAGGTGCATGTGTCTGTTCTGTATTTTCGACAGGACGTATAGGTTTTGATATTAAGAGGCGTCTTGCCCCTAAAAAGGAATAAAGAAGTCGCTACTGTGAATAGTAAATGGTTGCCAAGGGAAACGCTGAAATTTCAACCCGTATGACATATGAAGAACGTGAAGCCATGTACATGAAGGGTAAACAGGAAGCGATGAACAAGGCTCTCGAGGGTGAGAGGGTTCGCTACACGAGCGCCGGGGATTCTGAAAAGTTTGTTACATTCCTGGAAGGTCGTTTAGAGATTTGGGACGAGGTGAAGGATAAAACCTTCCATGGTACAAGGATGTACGAGAAGACTAAAGAAATCCTCGAGTCAAAAAGGTTTGGGGTTGAATAAAAAATAAAGAAAAATCGGTGTGTGTACACTCGCGTAAAATTGATACTTTGATATTACCAATTTTACGAGACAGTTTTGCTTTTCGCTTAGACATTATCTAAAATTTAGAGGTGATAATCTGACTTAGGTTTAATTTCCAAATGCTACACCCGCCATACCATTCTTGATACGGAGGACATTGTAGTTCACCGCGTAAATGCGGTGAAGCGCGTTACCACCCGTGGGTCCAACGAGTGCGAGTTTGGCATTATCGATGCGGGAGAAGTTGAGGGTACCAGTGGGCTGCATCTTACTCAAGTTGAGGCAGAATGGCCATGTGAAGGTGGGAAGATCCTCGAGAATGTCGTCTGGGAGATCCGTGCTGTGCATTTCTGGAACGACTGTGTGGTGATAGACATTGGAGGTATCCTCGAAGAGGGGAACACCATTGATGTAGAGAGACGACTTTTGGAAAGTGAATTCGGAATCCCAGTCATTACCCGTAGCCTTACCGGAAACGAGGTGGACAGATTTCACTGGGTGGTTGAAATATGTGAGATCAATCTCTGTATCGGTATTGGAGGCAAGTTGGTGTTGAGTTTGGGTGATGAGAAGTTCGTGTTCATTATCTGTGAAATATTTACGTTCGTCTGTGTCCAGGTAGATGTAGTTACCCCAAACCTTGGGAGTGCCGACTGGGGTGTATCCGTCACGGCACTTGATGCGGATCTCCACGTCGTGGTATTGGAGGGCCACCAAAGGGAGAACCTTGGTCCAATCCTCGCCGAAGAAGAAGGGAATCATGAAGTGGTCACCACCGTGGTTGGACTTTCTGTTGTTGGTTGTAACGGCACACGAAGCCTTAGCCGTGTTGTCGCGGAGAAGTGGGTTGTGGACACCCTGAATAAACAGAGAATCCAGTTGCGACACCTTTTGGCCGCCGATCCAGAGACCAAACTCAGTTGGGCTGGAGGCACCCGCGGAAAAGAGACCATCGGGGTTGGTCTGAACATTTGAAATACGAGTGTCCTCGATCCATATATAGCTCATGAGGTCACCCTTAGAGCGGATGGGGATGACAACCTCATTGTTTTCACCGAATGTACCAATGTAATCTAAGCGTTCGGGCTTCATTGCGAAATTTGTGTATCGCTTGTAGTTCTGACGAAAGAAACTGACTTGGGGGTCACCTGTGATGTACACATCCTGGGCCCCCACCGAAACGAGCTCAATCAAAGCTGCTGACATTTATTAATAAATGATATTAAAAATTGGGGTCGATGTAAACACATGGTGGTATTCCAGGCACTAACCTGGGAAGCGAGGGATTCTGGTAATGAGCATTTGGTAAGTATTTTTGGTAAAACTGAGGATGGTAAATCTGTATGTGTAACTACATCATTTACTCCATACTTTTTCATCAAACTTGACTTGACAACCTCAAAGCAGAAAATTCAAGAGATTTATAGTACGATCGATCGGAAGTGTCCTGAATGTGTACTGTGTTATTCTATGATGAAGTCGAAGGATGTTTGGGGATTCCAAAACAATGAGGAGTTTATGTTTATGAAGGTGGACTTTGTAAATCTTCAAATGAGACGTCGGGTGGATTCGTTTCTAAAGCGACCGCTCGAGCTCTCGTCTGGATTTTTTAAAGCTAAAGTCTTCGAGTCTAACTTGGATCCCGTCCTCCGGTTGATGCATAGAACTGGAATTCAATCTACTGGGTGGTTAGAGACTGGTGATAATTGTATTCGTTCTCATTTAGCCCGTGTTAATATTGATTTGTTCTGTAATGATTGGACTACACTTAAACCAGTGGCGAGGGATGACATCGCACCATTTGTCGTGGCGTCATTTGATATCGAGTGTAATAGTTCTACTGGTAAGTTCCCGGATGCCGATGTTACAGATGATGCGTGTTTTCAAATTGCAGTATCACTGTGTACGTTTGGTAGCGATGAACCCTACGAACGGGTGTGCTTATGTTACAAAAAAACTGATGGTCCTGATACTATTAGTTTTGATACAGAAAAGGAGATGCTTGAAGCATTCCAAAAATATATCCACGAAAAGGACATTGACATTTTCACGGGTTGGAATATATTTGGATTTGATCTTGAGTTTATTTACAAGAGGGCCTTTGTGGTTGGGTGTGACTCGGAGTTTTTCAAAATGGGAAAACTGAAGTCCCAGGAATGTGAACTTTTGATCAAGAAATTGAGTTCGAGTGCACTTGGTGACAATCTCTTGAAACTTCTCCCAATGTCTGGGCGTTTTATATTCGATATGTTCCACGAGGTCAAGAAGGGTTACAAGTTGGATTCCTACAGTCTCAATAATGTTTCAAAATTGTACATCGGGGACCAAAAGATTGACATGCCCCCAAAGGAGATGTTTGCTCGTTACCGGGAAGGTGACCCCGTAAAATTGGGTGAAGTTGCCGAGTATTGTATCAAAGATACCCTGCTGCCCCACAAGTTGATGAAGAAGATGTGTATTCTCCTAAACCTTCTGGAGATGGCCAAAGCTACCTGGGTTCCAATGTGTTTCCTGGTTGAGAGGGGTCAACAGATTAAGGTGTTTAGTCAACTGACGAAAAAGGCACGGGAGCTTGGTTTCATGGTCCCAACCATCCGCTATGGTACTGTAACATCTGATCCTTACGAGGGTGCTACAGTCCTCGAGGCACAAAAAGGTGCATATTATACACCTATCACAGCCCTAGACTTTGAAGCTCTGTACCCATCTATCATGATGGCACACAATCTGTGTTATTCATCTTGGGTTATGAATGAAAAGGAGTATGGGAACATTCCTGGGGTTACATATGAAACATTCAATGTCGGTGAAAAGACCTATAAATTTGCTCAAGGTGTACCAAGTCTTTTACCGAGTATTCTTTTAGAACTCAAACAGTTCCGTAAAAAGGCCAAGAAGGATATGGCTACCGCGACGGGTTACATGAAGGAAGTATACAATGGTAAACAATTGGCCTATAAGGTTTCGATGAACTCTGTGTACGGTTTCACAGGGGCTGGGAAGGGTATTCTTCCATGTGTACCGATTGCATCTACGACGACGTTTAAGGGTCGAATGATGATTGAAGAGACGAAAACCTACGTCGAGAAGAATTTTCCCGGTGCAAAGGTGAGGTATGGGGACACGGATTCGGTCATGGTGGAGTTCGATGTTGGTGACCGGAAGGGTGTGGAGGCTGTTGAATATAGTTGGGAGGTTGGGGAGCGCGCTGCAGAGGAGTGTAGTGCCCTCTTCAAAAAGCCGAACAACTTGGAGCTTGAGAAGGTGTACTGGCCTTATTTTTTGTATTCTAAAAAGCGATACGCCGCCAAGTTGTGGACCAAGGGGAAGGATGACCAGATGCATATGGACTATATTGACATCAAGGGTCTCCAGGTTGTCCGCCGCGACAACACACCCCATGTCCGCGAGGTGTGCAAGGAGTTGTTGGACGTAGTCCTCACATCGAGCGACCCCGGTCCACCAACGGAGTTGGCTCGAGAAAGGGCCATAGAACTTCTATCTGGTGATGTTCCAAATGAAAAACTTATACTCAGCCAAGGTCTTTCGGATTCCTATAAAGTCAATGGAAAATCGGTCTCCATAAACAGTGATGAAAGTGTGGGGATTAATCAGGCTCATGTCCAAGTGGTTGTAAAAATGCGAGAACGTAAACCTGGTTCAGAGCCCCAATCGGGTGACCGCGTTCCCTACCTTCTCACTAATACAGGTGATCGGAAGGCCAAGGCATTTGAAAAGTCCGAGGATCCCAAGTTTGTGGAGGAGAATAACGTACCAGTAGATTATCATTACTATTTCGAAAATAAATTTTTGAATCCAGTGTGCGATCTTCTAGACCCCTTGTTCGAAAATACTAAACAGGAAATTTTCGGTGAAATCATTGACCAACACAAACCCCCGAAGAAAAAGAGGGAACCTGCATTGAGTACAATGAAGAAGGACCAACTCATTGAGGAGTGTAAAAGATTGGGTCTCGATGAGACTGGTAAACTTGTGGACTTGAGGGGGCGATTGAAGGAGGCTAGGTTAAAGAGGGAGGAAAGTCTTGAAGACATATTTAAAAACTACACGCAATCTAATATATAGGATGAATATACAAGATAGATTAATTGAACTTATTGATGAAGATTTGAATCAAAGATTGAATTTGATAATGAATGATTACGTCACAATAATTTCTAAAAAACATGGCATTCCCATGGAATTACTTTTGAGAGACGTACCCACAACAAGTTCTATATCTCTTTGCAGGGGTATAAAGTCCAATGGGCAGAGGTGTACGAGAAAGGGGGCCAATAATGGATATTGTGGACATCATGCACACCAAGGAGAACGAATTAAACAACGATTGTTACCAAGTTCAAACATACATACACATGGACCTGAGAAAATGTTCGTCAAAGGGTGTCCAGGGTGTCAATCCCCAAACGAACTTATAGATTTGAATTCTATATTAAATAATGAGCAAATCTGATATTCTACTATCATCTATAAACACATTTTACACCGACGAAAAGAATAAAACTAAACTTTTAAACATTCTCGATAAGACGAGTGGTATATCACTCAGAAATTTGGAGTGGTTTATCACAAACTATTCGAAAAAAAATAACACCTCCTACACAACCAAGGATGGGAAGTTCTTCACCGTCCATTGCGCATATAAATCCAGTCTAGATGGATACAGTAAAAAATTATTCGATCCATTTTGCAGATCCCAAAAGTTTGGGTACACCGTTCCAGGGACATCTCATGAAATTCAAACAACTTTGGCACAGTTAAATTTCATCAAATGGTGTATCAAGAACAACATCATTGACTACATCAGTGACAATCGTCAAGCGTTAGACATAAAACCCTTCTCAAAGGTGAATGTCTGATATCCAGTATAATACATATGTAGAGAGTAGGTTTTTGTAGCTATATTCACTAGAGAACCTGGTGATGTATTTAGTGTGACCTCTATATTTGTTTTATCTGATTGTATTTGACTAAAATCCAAGTTTCCCGATGGCTCCACATTAATCGGATTCATCGAAAAACTGTATGTATAAATATTTCTGAAAGGTCTTGCTAATCTATTTCTACTTGGTATCAGGTACTTGTAGTAATTATGTGTAGTGTCTGTAATGTTTGGCAATTTGTTACCATTGATGAAAAAACTTGCTCTGTCCATGATGGGATAAAAGAATGTTCCAATTTCATCAAAGTTTACATTTGAGGAAAAATTAAAACGATTCTGACTGTAGTAGGTTTCCGCGTCTTCAGGGTTACCCACTGAAATATTTTCATCTTCAAACTCGGTGTTTCTCAAAAACCAGTGAATACATTTTACAGGAATATTTGGAACTAGATTATTCTTGATGATGTTTGTGTTGAGCTCACTCACCGCCGTGGGGTGCTTCACCACAAGATCAGTCACCAGTATTTGCTTTTCACTTGATAAATACTTTCTTTCTTCCGCACTCACCGTAATTTCTTCGGTTACCAAATTGAACGAACTTAATTCCAATGTGTCTGTTGTTTCTGTGAAGAATGTTTGTTCATGGAATTCTAATACGAACTCGATCTTTTGACGGTATACGGCACACACGGGGAAGTATGGGCGATTTGGTTTATTTGAGGAATATTCATCACTGGCATATTTCCTCGAAAAGAAAAAGTGAAGGGGTACAACTAAATCCGACTTGGAACGAGCGATTGTGGCATTTTGTGTAGAATCATCATATCCTAAACCTCTGTTTACAAGAAATCTATTGGCTACCTTTTCAGACATCTCTAAGTACAACTCATCATATATGATTCCCCAATCATCGTGAATCTTTTCAACCTCGATGTCATCCACAAACATTGTGACACTTTTGAGTAAATGTCTACCCAATTGGTCCGCGTAGTTTCCATCTGTGATACCGGGCATGGTCACACTCAACCACATGTTACTCAAGAGGTCTCCCATATTGGTTGGATTAAACTGAACTTTAATAGTTTGTCCGAATGGCCAGTTACTGATTTGTCCAGAGTTCAAGACGTTCCGAACTCTGTGATACTTCCGAAACTCTGAATGTTGTGTTGGTTTTGTATAATTAAAGAAGGAGTCTTCTGGGTCTTTGGAAAGTAGGTATGTATCCTGCTTTCCAATAGCTTTTAGGGAAATCTTAGCGGCTTCACCCATGCTTACTATTATTTATATATTTTTAATATCCATTTTCCACATTGTGAGGTGACTCATTTTCATTATACGTTCCAACTCTTCATCCGCCTCTTTCACCTCTTTTAGGAGGGACATTACAGATTCCTCGGTGTACTGCACCGTCTTGATGTTGAGGAGATAGTCGTAATTTCCCTCAATTTTCGGGAAAGTCTGGGACATCTCAGCCTCCAAGTCCTTCTTCTTTTTTTTGAAGACCACCAGGTCCCCCTCTATGACCATGGAGACAAACTTGGCGCGGTGACCACACATCACAGCCCTCTTCTGTAACACATCTACAAGATGTGCCTTTCGCTTCTTGTAGTGTTCCAATCGGAGTTCCACAAAGTCCCGGAGAATCTCTTCAGCATTCGCATACTTGTGGATGCCCCGAGTTGGGTGGAAGAGGTGCATGTTCGATGTGTGGAATGTCTTCTTCATCTTGAGGTCCTTGACCAAGTCCTTCCCGGTGTAGCCAAAAATCTCAAAATCCACATCCTCCGTGGTACTGTTGTTCGTGTAGCTGTTGATCATCTTCTTTTCCACGAGTGTGTCCAGGTACTCCTTATAGTCCTGGGTCCACCTCCCAGGTGGGAGCTCTGTGACTTTGAGTCTGGAACCAGTGTCCCTGTAGATACCCTCTGTGATCCATAGACCGGTGTCATCCTTGTAGACCCGTCCCTTGAAACCCCTAAACCATGGTTTCATTTCGATTAGGTCTTCACCCTCCAAAGTTCTCTTGATGTTCTCCTTGATATCTTCGGGATTGAAGGGAGGTACGTAACAACTGAAACCTGTACCGATGCCCTCTGTACCATTCACCAGAACCATGGGTAAGGTGGGCATGTAAAAGTCTGGTTCGATGGGGCGTCCATCGTCGTCGAGGTAGTTGAGAATTGCATCGTCTTTAGGATCGAAGAGCTTTCGGGCCTCCTTGGTCAACTTGGTGAAGATATATCTCGTTTGAGATGCATCCTTCCCACCCATCAGTCTAGTTCCAAACTGACCACATGGTTCAAGGAGGTTGATGTTATTGGACCCTGTGTAATCATTCGCCAACTTGACGATTGTATCTGCGAGGGAGACTTCACCGTGGTGGTAAGCACTCTTTTCAGCCACATAGGCTGCCAATTGTGCCACCTTCATCTCATCCTTGAGGTTCTTCTGAAAACAGGAATACATAACCTTCCGCTGTGAGGGTTTGAGACCATCAGCTACGTGGGCGATTGATCGCTTCAGGTCTGCGAGACTGAAGTTCACTAGATCCTTGTGAACAAAGTCTGTGATGTCAAGTTGCTTCACATTCCCATAGGGAACCTCAAGTTCCGAAGCCTCTTTGGCTGTACTGTCAAGGAGCCAGGTCTTCCGTGAATCGGCCATCTTCTTGTCAAATGCGAGAACGATCGACGTGTCAGTCATCACATCCATATCAAACTTGACTGTGAGATCCTGAATCTTCTTGAAGTAGTCCCTCGCTTCCGCGGATGTTGAGGTACCCAAACCCTTGTAGTACTTGATTTTCCACCCAGCCTTTCCAGATCCATACCAGGTTCGGAAAGCCGAGTCAGTATAAAAGGACATAGACTCCGAACCCTTCGTAGCCTTGATGATTGGGGTCACCATAGAGACGACAAATCCCAACTTGAGGAGACTCGGCCAGAAGTAGTGGATCATGTTTAGGATGAGACCCTTGATGTGGGACCCGTCATTATCTGCATCCGTCATGATCATGAGCCTCCCGTAGCGGAGTTCGGAGACATCTTTGTAGTCCTTACCCTGTTGGAGACCCAAAATCTTCTTGAGATCGTTGAACTCCTGGTTCGATGAGAGTTGAGCCACTGAGACATCCCTCACATTCTTACACTTCCCACGGAGGGGGAAGACACCGTAGTGATCCCTCCCAACCACCGAGAGACCTGCGACCGCCAAGGTCTTCGCTGAATCACCCTCTGTCACGATGAGTGTACACTTCCCAGACTGCGCAGTGCCAGCCTTATTCGCGTCATCCAGCTTGGGGATCCCCGTGATCTTGGACTTCCGGGCACCGTCAGACTTTTTGAGCTCCTTCATCTCCTTAAACTTCGAGAGTGCCAGGAGTTCATCTTGAATCCCAGTCTTTAGGGCATTCTTGATGAAGTTCTTCGGGGGATCAAACTTCGAGCCAAAGTCTTGGGACTTTGAGGTGCATTCAGACTTGACCTGACTCGAGAACGTTGGGTTCTCGAGGGTCGCCTTGACGAAGATGTTGAACGTGTTCTTCACTTGCTGGGGCTTCAATTTGATCTTCTTCGCCATGTCTTCGATAATTCCACTGGCCACTAGGGATGCCACGTGGTCTACATGGTTACCACCCTTAGTCGTGCAGATACCATTGACGAAGGATACCTGTTCCATACCATTCTCAGCTGGACCGATACACACGGACCACCTGTCAGATACGACGGAGCACACATTCTCAACACCCTCGTGCATCTTTGCGTAGGCTTCGAAGGATGTCTTTGGGAGAACATCTCCATTGAACTTGACCTTACAGTTAGGGGTCGTGCAGATGTTTGCATCCCAAACCCTCTTTTGGAAAATTTGGTAGATTGAATCGTCCATCTTGGACATTCCAAACCTCTTCCAATCTGGGGTAAAGGTGATGGACACAGATGACGTGGCACCCGAGTGCTTCTTGATCTTGGGTTGGTGACAGGTTGTCATGTTGTTGGACCACCCCTGTGTGTAGGTCTGCTTCACTTCGTGGTCCTTGATGATCACAGAGAACTCCGAGGAGTAAATGTTAGTC